CAGCATGAACGCCCCCATAGAGCCCGACTACTTGTCTGATCCGGCCTGCGCAATGGTTCCGCCGCACTCAATCGAGGCGGAGCAAAGTGTGTTGGGCGGCTTGCTCATCGACAACACCGCCTGGGACCGGATCAGCCACCAGATCACCGTGAGCGACTTCTACCGCTACGAGAACCGGGTGATCTTCGCCGCCATCTCGTCGCTTATCGCCGCCTGCAAGCCGGCCGATGTGATCACCGTGTTCGAGCAACTGCAGCGCATCGGCAAGGACGATGGCTGCGGCGGACTGAAGTACCTCAACGACCTGGCACAGACCGTCCCGAGCGCCAGTAACGCCAGGCGCTACGCCGAAATCATTGCGGAGAAGGCTGCCCAGCGTGCCATTGCCGAGGCCGTGCGCAAGGCCGGTGACCTGGCCGAAGGCGATGGCACCGTGGCCGAGAAGCTCGACCGCATCGGCGCCGTGTTCGGGCAGCTTGAGCGCACGCAGATTACTACGGCACCGCGGGCCATCGCCGACATCGCAATCCGCCGCACCGAGCACTACGAGAGCCTGGAACGGGGAGATGTGGCGCCAGGCTGGCCCACACGCATCGGGGCGCTGGATCGGCTGTTGAACGGCGGCCTCGCGCCTGGACGCCTCTACATCGTCGCAGCCCGACCGTCGGTGGGCAAGTCCAGCTTCTCCCAAGCGATCGGCTTGAATTTGACAGCAGCCGGGTTGCCTAGCCTGTTCCTGTCACAGGAGATGACCTGCGACGAAGTGGCCGACCGCGCGGTGTCGAACCTGGGGCGCATCGAGTACTCGGCGTTGCTGTCGGGAAAGATGTGCCAAGACGACTGGAGCCGCGCTGGCGAGGCGCTTGAGGCCATGGGCAGGCTGCCGTTCTTTGTTGATGACAAGCCAGCCCTGCGCCTGGTGGAGATCCGCTCGAAGGCCCGCGCCATCAAGGGCCTGAAGGTGCTGGTTCTGGACTACCTGCAGCTTTGCAGCAGCGACTTGTCACGCGAAAGCCGCAACGGTCAGATCGAGGAGCTGTCGCGCGGCCTCAAGACCCTGGCCAAGGAGTTGGGGATCGCCATCATCGCGCTGAGCCAGCTCAACCGTGCCGTGGAGACGCGCAACACCAAGCGCCCAATGCTGGCTGACCTGCGCGACTCGGGTGCGATTGAGCAGGACGCCGACTGCGTTGTGTTCTTGTGGCCGGTGCGGGAACTGGATGATGGCCGGAAGCTGATCGGGTGCGCAATCGAGAAGAACCGGTCTGGTCCCTGCGGCGCGTTCGGGCTGGACTTCAGCGGGGATGTGCAGCGCTGGGGTGAATCGACGTTGAGCATAGAACCGCCAGCGCAATCGCGTGGCGCAAAAGGCGGGTTCGAGTGATCGCCGTCGATCTCTTTGCCGGCCTCGGCGGCTTCACCCTCAGCGGCAAGCTCGCCGGCTGCCGCGTGGCCTGGGCGGCGAACCACTGGCCCGCCGCGGTCGATGCGCACCGCGACAACTACCTGCACACCAGCCACGCCTGCCAGGATCTGCAGCAGGCCGACTGGACGCAGGTGCCTAGCCAAGAACTGCTGCTGACATCGCCGGCCTGCGCGGGTCACAGTCCGGCCCGCGGTAAGTGCCGCTCGCACCACGACGCCCAGTTTCGTTCGCCACGCCGCCTTCCACTCACAGCGCCTCGGCCGTCTTTCGATTTGTGTCCTGACACCGGCCGTAACCGCTGCTGGCGGGCCTGACATGTGTTGCCCAGCCTGGTATTCGCAATGAAAAATGAATTCGGTTTGACGCAACAGCAAGAGGCTTTCGCCTGTGCGATTGTCGAAGGGCTGTCCCAGTCGGATGCCTATCGCCGCGCCTACAGAACAGCCAACATGACGACCAAGCAGGTGCATGAAGAAGCATGCAAACTTGCAGTCCACCGCAAGGTGACCCAAAGGGTTTCAAGCCTTCAGGCCAGAGTGGCCGACGCAGCAATCCTGAAAGCTGCAGACATCCTCCTCGAGACGCGCAACATTGCGTTGTCGAGCGTGGCGGGCCTGATGGGTGTGCGGGGCGGCAAGTTGATCGTTCTGATGCCCAACGAACTAGATGCCGCAACGAGGTCAGCTGTTCGGTCATTCAAGATCGACGATCTGGGCCGCATTGAGTACCACTTCTGGGACAAGAATGCGGCACTGGAACGAGCGGCCAAGATCTTGGGGCTGTTCAAGGTGGAGAACGCGCAGCGCGCCGACGCGCTCGGTGCGCTGCTTGCGGGTCTGCAAGGCAACGTCGTCATGCCAGGCATGGGCAGCGGCGATGGTGGCGGTCAAGCTGATGTTGATCTTCACGACACTTGAGCTGCAAGCCATCGCGCCTGAGGTGGCACAGGCCAGCGCACGAAGCTAGAGGCGCCACCACTTTGGCAAATCCGGGTGATCGCATCCGTTCAATTCGCGGTGTAGGTGGTTGATCCATTTCCGCAGCAAGGCAGACAACCCCACCAGCAAGGTTGCAGTCACGGCAAGCGCCAGCAAGTTCGCACCAACCTTGCCAATGTCTTCTGACGGGTCTCTAGCAGCGGAGATGAGCCTGGCCAACAACATCAGAGCCCCCATGCATTGCCACCATCCAAACAAAGTCACAGGGATGCGCACGGTCCGCAGAAGCGGAATCACGATAGCGCGTGGGTTGAATTTCGACAGTAGACCCAGAAGCATGGGTGGCACCAGCTGTTCTCTGACTGCGGATTCATCGTCCATGAGCGCCATAGCAATACCGGCCAGGATGGCAACGGCCACCCATTGAACCAGTAGCTGACTTGCGTTTACTGTCAATCCAGATTCCATCGCGAAGATCCAGTCGTAGCCGCGACCCACTCCCCTGAATTGCGTGGGTGGGTAGATCAACATTGCAAGCACGGTGACCGCGGTCCAACGCAAGACATTCCTGCGCTTGGCATTGAGCATTGACGCAACCTCGTTTGGTTAGACGTTCCCAATATACCGGGAAGACTTCTGTAGGCCAACAACGGAAATTCTCACCATATGGTGGGAAACTCCTCTGCTCCGTTTGAGCTGCCGTTCGGCGCGGCGCTACGTCGTCTGCGTTTGGCCAAGGGCTTGTCGCAAGAGCAACTGGGGCTGGAGGCTGGAGTGCAGAGAAACTTTATCTCTCTGATTGAGACGGGGCAGAACCAACCGACGATCAGCACGATTGCCAAGTTGGCGCGACCGCTGGGCCTGAAGGCGTCTGAGTTGGTGGCCGAGGCTGAGCGCGAAATGCGAACCGGTCGGCCTCGTCGATGAACTCATCGACACCAACGACTGGAGGGCATCGAGGTATGGACGCAGAAGCTACGGCTGAAGAACTGGATCGTGCCTACGCAGCGTTCGACAATATCCTGCAGTCACACACCGCTGCTCTGCTTGCTTTGGGCGTGGTGGCGACATTGCCTGAATCGGAGCAGCTGCTGAAGGCCCAAGCATGGATGCGTGCAGCGAGGCCCGAAGAGACGGCCTTGGCCAGCATGACCAAAAGAGCGCAGCAGGGTGTGGAAACCTCTCAGCAAGAGCTCCTTAGAGATTTCGAGACGCTGCGACGGGTGACCCTGGTGTCGCTATGCGGGGCGGCGGAATACTTGGTCAAAGCAGTGTTCGTTGACCTGGCCACACTTGATCCAGTCGTCGCCGCCTCGAGGTTGCCGAGATCAAATCTCAGACTTGCAGCGCACGAGGTTCTCGCGCTCTCGCCCAATGAGCAGTGGTTCGAGATTGCCGATCGGCTGTTTGAGTCGCTGGCAGCTGGCGAGCCATACGTGTACGAGCGAACCAAGAAGTTCCTGAGTGAGTTTGCGCATCAGCCGTTTGGCAAAGCACAGACTGACTGGATCCAGGAACTCCTCAATGACGAAGACGCCAAGCGCCTGAATGAAGCGTTTTTGGTCCGGAACTGCCTTGTTCACAATGGGGGTCGGGTGAGTTCCGCGTTGTCCCGGTACTCGAAGCAGCCGCGCGGCTCGCTTCTCGTCGTGGATCGCTCATACGGGTCGGTGTTGATCCTCGCCATCGTTCGGTTTGCAAAATCGATTGCCTCGCATTCCTACAGGTTTTAGTTGATTCAATGACACGCCATCCATGCCCCTGACCCTGCCCCAGCTCGAACGCCACCTGTTCAAAGCCGCCGACATCCTGCGCGGCAAAATGGACGCCTCGGAGTTCAAGGAATACATCTTCGGCATGCTGTTCCTCAAGCGCTGCAGCGATGTGTTCGACCAGCGCCGCGAGGAGGTAGTGGCCAAGGAGATCGAGTCGGGCAAGAGCGAAGCCGACGCCACGGCCAGCGCCGAGCTCAAGCGCTGGTACGGCCAGTCCTTCTACGTGCCGCCGGCCTCGCGCTGGGCGCACTTGGTGAACGAGGCCCATGTGGATGTGGGCGGCTTTCTCAACCGTGCCCTCGGTGGCCTGGAGAGCAACAACTCCAGCCTGGCCGAGGTGCTGGAGCACATCGACTTCTCGCGCAAGGTGGGCCAGAGCAAGATCCCCGACATCAAGCTGCGCCAGCTCATCAGCCACTTCAGCAGCTACCGCCTGCGCAATGAGGATTTCGAGTTCCCTGATTTGCTGGGCGCCGCCTACGAGTACCTGATCGGAGAGTTTGCCGACAGCGCCGGCAAGAAGGGCGGCGAGTTCTACACCCCGCGCTCGGTGGTGCGCATGATGGTGCGGCTGGTGAAGCCCGAGCAGCAGCACAGCATCTACGACCCCTGCGTGGGCTCGGGCGGCATGCTGATCCTTGCCAAGGAGTTCATCGACGAACACGGTGGCGACGGCACCCGGGCCGATCTGTGTGGGCAAGAGGCCAACGGCACCGTCTGGTCCATCGCCAAGATGAACATGCTGCTGCACGGTATCAACAGCGCAGATCTGCGCAACGACGACACGCTGGCCGAGCCCCAGCATGTGGAAGGCGGCGAACTGCTGCGCTTTGACCGCGTGCTGAGCAACCCGCCGTTCTCCATCAACTGGGGCACCACCGACACCGACCGCGCGGGCCTGTCCGTCTGGGCGCCCAAGTTCCGCGCCGAGCGCTTCCGCTATGGCGAGGTGCCGCTGGGCAGCAAGAAGGCTGACTTGATGTTCTTGCAGCACATGGTGGCGGTGACGCGCGACGGCGGCATGGTGGCCACCGTGATGCCGCACGGCGTGCTGTTTCGCGGCGGCGAAGAGCGCGCCATCCGCGCTGCGATGATCGAGGCCGATCTGCTGGAGGCCGTGATCGGCCTGCCCGCCAACCTGTTCTACGGCACCGGCATCCCCGCCTGCGTGCTGGTGCTGCGGCAACGGCAGGGCAACCACAGCGGCAAGGCGGCCGAGCGCCAGGGCAAAGTGCTGTTCATCAACGCCGATCGCGAATACTTTGAGGGCCGGGCGCAGAACCACCTGCTGCCCGAGCACATCGAGAAGATCGTGCACACCTTCGAGCACTTCGCCGAGGTGCCGGGCTTCAGCGCCATCGTGCCCAACGCCACGCTGCGCGACAACGACTGCAACCTCAACATCCGCCGTTACGCCGACAACGCGCCGCCGCCAGAGCCGCACGATGTGCGGGCGCACCTGTTGGGCGGTGTGCCGAAGGCCGAGGTGCAGGCCAAACAGGCGCTGTTTACCGCGCATGGGTTGGATCCGTTGGCGCTGTTTGTCGAACGCGATGCGGCTTACATTGAATTCGATACGCAACTGGCCACGCGGCAGGCGATCAAGACCGCCGTCGAGACCAACCCGGGCCTGGTGGCTCGCGAGCAGGCAGTGCGAGAGGCATTTGCTGCGTGGTGGCAAGCGCACAGCCCGCGCATCACGGCGCTGGCCGGCGCGCCCAGCTTCGTGGGCTTGCGCAATGACCTCCTGCTGAGCTTCAGCGCCGCGCTGGAGCCGGTGGGCCTACTGGGGCGCTTTCAGGTGCGCGGCATCGTGGCCGGGTTCTGGGCCGATGCCAAGTACGAGTTCATGACGCTGATGGCGCGCGGCGCGAAAGGCGTGGTGGATGCTTGGCGCACCAGCATCCTCACTGCGATGGACGACGAGCAGAGCAAGCACCAGCCGCTGGACCACAAGCTGGTGAAGTTCTTGATGGCGCAGTTCGTTGAAGCCCAGGCCGAGCTGGAAGCGCGCAAGGCCGAGTTGGAAGGCCAGATCAAGGCTTCGACGCCTGACAACCCTGCGGCCGAGGACGGCGAGGACGCCGAGACTGGCGCCGATGACAATGCGAGCGAGCCGGCGGTGGATGAGGCACAGCTCAAGGAATGGAAGCGGCTGCTCGGCGCGCTGAAGAAGGAGATCAAGGCGCAGGAACAGGGCTTTGCGCAGCGACTAAATGCTGCGGTAGATGCGCTGGACGAGGCTGGGGCAGCGGCACTGCTCCTGGCCATTCTGCGCAATGACATGCACGTGATTCTGGAGCGCTACATCAGCGCGCAGCGGCAGCAGGTGGTGGCGTCGTTCGAGAACTGGTGGGACAAGTACCGGGTGACGCTCACCGACATCGAGCGAGAACGCGATGCGGCGTCGGAAGCACTTCGCGAGTTCATGCGTGGGCTCGGATATGCCTGAGGTCACTTCGCCGGCAGAGTGGGAGCGGACCAGCCTCGCTGGCCTGGCTGAGTACATCAATGGCTTCGCATTTAACGAGAGCTACTGGTCGGCCGAGGGCTTGCCCATTGTTCGCATTGCGCAAATTACCGGTTCGCAGGGCATCGTCGATCGCTTCCAGGGCCAACTTTCGGACGCCTACCGGCTCGTCGATGGCGATCTGATCTTCTCGTGGAGTGGCACGCTGGCTGTAGTGCGATGGAGTGGTGGCCCGGCCTGGTTGAACCAACACCTGTTCAAGGTGGTTCCTCGAAAGGGACTCGACAGAGATCTTCTCTTTCACGTGTTGCAGGCATCAGTTGCCGAGATGGACAAGCGCGCACATGGCAGCACGATGAAGCACATCAAGCGCGGTGAGCTTCGCGAGTTCCGCGTGTCTCTGCCTGTAGGCGCTGACGAGCAACGAACCGTCGCACAAGTCCTTGACACCCTCGACACCACCATCCGCCAGACCGAAGCAATCATCGAGAAGCTCAAGCAGGTCAAGCAGGGGCTGCTGCACGACCTGCTGACTCGTGGTATCGACGCCAAAGGCGAACTGCGCCCACCTCAGAGCCAAGCGCCCCATCTCTATAGGGAATCGCGGTTGGGGTGGATTCCAATGCAGTGGGAAGTCAAGCGTTTGTGCGACTTCATGGCGGCAGACATCACCTATGGAATCGTGCAGGCGGGGCCACACGTCGAGGGCGGGATTCCATATGTCAGAACGGGTGACATGGCCGGTGATCGACTGATGCGCGCGTCTTTGTTGCGGACATCGCGGCGCATCGCGGACAGCTATCGTCGTTCAGAGGTTCGAGCAGGTGACATCGTCATGGCGATTCGAGCCACCGTTGGCAAGGTCTTGTCTGTACCACAGGACCTTGACGGCGCGAATCTCACGCAAGGGACTGCAAGGCTCGCACCGAACCGACATACCGACGCTGGCTTCTTGCTTTGGGCCATTCGGCATCAGCGCGCCCAAGAGTCGATTCAGCTGGAGATCAAAGGCACTACGTTTGCGGAAATCACGCTCGCGGCACTGCGAGAGGTGCCGCTCGCAGCCCCTATCGCCATCGAAGAACAACGATTGATTGGCGAGCGAATCGCAACCTGCGAGGCGCGCATGCAAAACGAACAACGCCAGCGGGGAAAACTCGTAACCTTGAAGTCCGGCCTCATGGACGACCTCCTCACCGGCCGCGTCCGCGTCACTTCGCTGATATAGGCTCGGCACTTCATGACCACCCCGCGCCCGCCCTCGCTCACCACCCCACCCGACGGCTACGCCGACTGGCTGGCCGAGCTGAAGGCGCGTATTCACGGTACCCAGCGGCGCGCCGCGCTGGCCGCCAACTGCGAGCTGGTGCTGCTGTATTGGCAGATCGGCCGCGACATCTTGGACCGCCAGTCGCGCGGGGGCTGGGGCGCCAAGGTGGTGGACCGGCTGGCGCGCGACCTGCTGCTGCGGCTGACGGCGGCCGGACGCTTGGCGCAGCACGATGAGCGACGCGGCGCCCGCCACACGCTGGCAGAGCCGGCCAAAAGCTGAGCGACAGTTATGGACGCCATTGGACGGGATAGGGACGGATTTGGACGACTGGGCCAATCTTGAAACTCGAAAAGTCAAACACTTAGCGCAGGCCAGGGAGGCTTATGGGCTGGGAATTGGATGAGGTGGAGCGCCCGTTTGTCGTGCAGTTGCTCGGCATGGGCTGGCGCTACCTCGAAGGCGACCTCGACGCGCCCGCGAGCACAGGCCGCACCAGCTTTGCCGAGGTGATTCAGGCCGCGACGCTGGGCCGCCAGATCCATGCGATCAACCTCGACTCCACCGGCCAGCCTTGGCTTGATGCCGAACGCCTGAGCCAGGCCCTCGGCGCGCTCACCCGCATCCCTGCCCATCGGCTGATGGAGGCCAACCGCGCGGCCACCGAGCTGCTGCTGGGTGGCCTGACGGTGGAGGGCCTGCCCGGATGGGACGGTGGCCGTGGCCAAACCATCCAGTTCATCGACTGGGCGCACCCCGAGCGCAACGAGTTCACCGTGGTCAATCAATACCGCGTGGACTGCCCGCCGGGCTATACGCGCGGCAAGGCTTTCATCGTGCCCGACCTGGTGTTGCTAGTGAACGGCATACCGCTGGTGGTGGTGGAGTGCAAGAGCCCCAGCGTGCCCGAGCCGCTGGCCGAGGCCGTGGACCAGCTGCGCCGCTACAGTAACCAGCGACGTGCCAGCGGCGAAGTGGACGACAACGAGGGCAACGAGCCGCTCTTCCACACCAATCAGTTGCTGGTAGCCACCAGCTTTGACGAGGCGCGCGTGGGCAGCGTGGGCGCGGCCTGTCGCCACTACGCGGCGTGGAAGACGGTGGTGGACGCTGATGGCCAGGGCACTGAGGCCGAGGTGGCCACTGCGCTTGGCAAGGACAAGCTGTCCGAGCAGGAGCGCCTGGTGGCCGGCCTGCTGCGGCCTGCGCACCTGCTGGACGTGGTGCAGCACTTCATGTTGTTCATGGCGGCCAATGGCCAGACCGTGAAATCGGTGTGCCGCTACCAGCAGTACCGCGCCGTTAACCGCGCCATACACCGCCTGCGCACCGGCCCCACGCGCCGGCAGGACGGCGAGCACGACCGGCGCGGCGGCATCGTCTGGCACACGCAAGGCTCGGGCAAGAGCCTGACCATGGTGTTCCTGATGCGCAAGCTGCGCAGCGATGCGCTGCTGCGCCGCTTCAAGGTTGTGGTGGTGACCGACCGCAATGATCTGGAGCGCCAACTGTCCGAGACGGCCACGCTCACGGGCCAGAACGTGCTGCGCGCCAGCTCGGCCGAAGACCTGAAGCGCCAGCTGCGCCGCCAGGGGCCGGACATCGTGTTCGGCATGATCCAGAAGCAGCGTGGCGGTGATGCCGCCGGCGAACCCGCGTTGAAGGCCGGCGACCTGCCCAATGTGGCCGCGCGCGAGCCCGCGCCAGTGGAGGTGCTGAACGAGGACGAGGCCATCCTGGTGCTGGTGGACGAGGCGCACCGCAGCCAGGCCGGTGACCTGCAGGCCGCGCTGCTGGCGGGGCTACCCAACTGCGCGCGCATCGGCTTCACCGGCACACCCATCCTGATGGGCGACAAGAAGCGCACGCACGCCATCTTTGGCGAGTTCATCGACCGCTACACCATCCGCGAGGCCGAGGCCGACGGCGCCATCGTGCCCATCCTCTACGAAGGCCGCACCGCGCACGGCGCGGTTAAGGATGGTGGCAGCCTTGATGATCTGTTCGAGGACCTGTTCCGCGAGCACAGCCCCGACGAGCTGGAGGCGATCAAGCAGAAGTACGCCACCAAGGGCCAGATCTTCGAGGCGCCCGACCTCATTCGCGACAAGGCGCGCGACATGCTGCGCCACTACGTGACCCACATCCTGCCCAACGGCTTCAAGGCGCAGGTAGTGGCCTACAGCCGACTCGCGGTGGTGCGCTACCTGGATGCCTTTGGTGCAGCGCGCGACGAACTGCTGGCGGAAGCCGATGCGCTGCGCCCGGAGCACAAGACGCTGGACGACGAGGCCCTGTGCACCCGGCCGCCGCTGGTGCAGGCCCAGGTGCAGGCATGGCGCTGGCGTGAGGTGCTGGCGCGCATCGAGTTTGCGCCCATCATCTCGGGCAGTAACAACGACGATCCGGCGTGGAAGCAGTGGACCGACAGCACGGCGCAGGAGCAGCGCATCAAGCGCTTCAAGCAACCCCTGCTGAATGCTGATCCGGCCAAGGCCGACCCTCTGGCCTTCCTGATCGTCAAGTCGATGCTGCTCACCGGGTTCGACGCGCCCATCGAGGGCGTGATGTACCTCGACCGGCCGATCCGCGAGGCCGAGCTGCTGCAGACCATCGCGCGGGTGAACCGCACCGGACACGGCAAGAAGTTCGGCATCGTGGTGGACTACTTCGGTCTGGCGCACCACCTGAAGGAGGCGCTCAAGGTCTACGCCGATGAGGACATCGAAGGCTCGCTGCAGAGCCTGAAGGACGAGATCCCGGTGCTGCGTGACCGGCACTTGCGCGTGGTTGACCTGTTCCGCAGCCGTGGTGTTGAGAGCCTGGCCGAGCACGAAGCATGCGTCGAGCTGCTGGCCGATGAGCGGCTGCGTGCCGAGTTCGCGGTGAAGCTCAAGGCGTTTCTGGACATGCTGGACCTGGTGCTGCCCCGGCCCGAAGG